CTTGACTTGGGGGGCCAAAAAGAGCCTAGTTGCACTATTGCATGAATGAGTCCCTTTTACCCTTAGGAACATTTTTGATAAAAATGCTCTATAAGTACCAAATGGCCTCATTCATGCCATTGTGCAATTTGACCATTTTAGGCACCCTGCGTCTAACCCTTTTCAAGATAAGGCCTGCTCATGCAACTGCAGTCGGACAAGTCACGACACCAGGAGGGAGAGGGGGAGGGTATAATTGAGTATAGAGTTATTTCTAATTTCGCGCCACTGCTACCCAGGATTTCTTCACACATGGCTGCTTCCCGTCAACTCACCCCTGCCCAACTAACTTTTTTATCCTCGCTCTTGATGGAGGGGTGTACAACTGCGCAAATAAACAAAGAGACTGTACTATTCAAGCCGCCATTTACCATCACTGCTGCGGTTGCAACCTACTATCGCAGAAAGCTTGCAGTCAGGCACAGCAGGCTGATAGCCACCGCAGAGGTCCAGGGCTGGGCTGATGGGCTTGCTCGCAAGGAGGAGAGAGTTCGGGCGCTAAAATTGCTCGCTGAGAGGCTGCTAAGGGACCTCCTGCGAACTAATGAGATGAAGGGGGAGGAAAAGGTTTGGCTGAGCAGACTGAAGGGCTATGGTCAGGGTCCGCAATTCTTCACTCAAGAATATTTTGAGTTCAACCACCAAGAGGTCATCCAACTGCGTGGAATCCTGGACGACATTGCAAGGGAGATGGGCTCAAGGTCTACTAAGGTTGAGGTGACCAATACAGTCTCAGCCCAGGACTCAGCGCTTAGAATTCCCGCTGAGGCATTGTCACCAGACTTCTTGAATGTGTACAGGGATATGCGGGCAGGTGGGCATACAGAGTATGTCATGTTCGGGGGAAGAGGCTCAACAAAGTCATCTTTTGCCTCACTAGCATTCATTGAGTTCCTGGTGAACAACCCAGATATACATGGCCTGGCGATGAGACAGGTCGCCAACACCTGCAGAGACAGCGTATACTCTCAACTCTCATGGGCCATTGGGCAGCTTGGTTTGTCTGATAGGTTCAAGTGCATAGTCAACCCTCTCGAGATTGAGTACCTGCCCACTCACCAGCGCATATACTTTCGTGGGGCTGATGACCCTGGTAAGTTGAAGTCAATCAAGCCACAATTCGGCTACATAGGCATAATGTGGATGGAGGAGCTTGACCAGTTCCATGGACCTGAGGCAGTACGCAAAATAGAGCAGAGTGCAATACGAGGCGGCGACCTGGCGCGAATCTTCAAGACATTCAATCCACCAAGAACCAGCGGCAACTGGGTGAACAAGTACATACAAATACCCAAGGCTAATCAACTCCTGCACAGTTCCAGTTACCTGACTGTTCCGCATGAGTGGCTGGGTCAGGTATTTATTGACGAGGCCGAGCACCTGCGCGAAGTCAATCCCCCTGCGTATGAGCATGAGTACCTTGGTGAAGTCAATGGGATGGGTGGTCAGGTCTTCGAGAATCTGGTGCTCCGTGAGGTGACAGATGACGAGATATATGGTAAGCTGAACCCAGAGACCAACACCCGGGAGGGTGGGTTCGAGCACCTGCATGATGGCATTGACTGGGGGTTTTACCCAGACCCATTCGTCTGGCTAAGGTCAAACTATGATGCGAAGACAATGACCCTGACCATATTCGATGAGCACAGGGCTGTGAAGAAGCGAAACAAGGACGCCTGGGCAGAGATTGTCAAGCTGAAGAATGTCAAGCCAGCATCATCCGGCGAGGCTGTGCTGATGATAGCAGACAGTGCAGAGCCAAAGAGTGTGGCAGACTTCAAAGAGTTCGGGGCCGACATTCGTGGGGCAGAGAAGGGGCCAGAGAGTTTGACCTATTCCATGAAGTGGCTGCAATCATTGAGGCAGATAGTCATTGACCCAAAGCGGGCACCAACCACTGCTCAGGAGTTTCTGGACTATGAGTTAGAGCAGGACAAGGATGGTGAGTACATCAGTGAATATCCGGACAAGGATAATCATTCAATTGACGCCGCAAGGTATGCTACCAACCTGGTGTGGCGAAGGAGAGGGCAGTAGACATGATATTGTTTCAAAAGGTGCTTGACGTCTGGGAGGGCCAGCTTGAGGTGAATGAGGCGGAGCTGAAGAGTGGAGGTGTGCATGGGCTGATAATCCGCCTGAACGATATCAATGGCGGGCACAACATGGATGAGGGGTTCACTGAGCAGTGGGAGCAAGCCAAGAATGCGGGGATGCTCAGGGCCCCATATTTTGTGTATAACCCCTGGATTACTGGGTATGCCAACTTTGAGTGGCTGCAAGCCAACTGTCCACCTACCCACACAGTCTGCATTGATGTGGAGGTGAGAAAACCTGACTATTCACCAGCTGTCTATGCAAGCCACTATGCAGCCTTCATGTCCAGAGCACAAAGGCTGTGGCCACATGTGGTCACTTACTCTGGTGCTTGGTTTGTCGAAAATCTTGCGTACTGGCCAACCACCTGCGAGTACTGGTGGGCAAGGTACCCCCTGGTGCTCTACCCCCCAACAAGGGAAACTTGGTCCTGGCAGCGGCTAAACTCAACACTTGCATCCCTGCCATGGAATCCAGGTCCAGCCCCGGCTAGGGTTAGTCTCTGGCAGTGCAGTGGTGACCGCATAATTTTGCCCGGCACTACTCGAGCAGTGGACATCAATGTTTTCGATGGGACGGCGGAGGAGCTTAGGGCCTGGTTCGGCACACTGCTAACACCCCCACCACCCCTCACAATTGAGCAGAAGGTGGAGGCCCTGTGGGTCCACCACCCTGAACTCCACTAGGGTACAGCATGTCACCACTTAGTTCAACAATTGAGAGTGTAGACGAGATGCTGCATTCAATAGAGACAACAGTAGATGCTGGAAAGGCAGAATTTATTGCGCATGAGAACGCTGATCAGTATCGGTGGGAGATTATTGATGGGCGACTCAAGAAAATAGAGATGGTGTTGTTTGGCGATGGCAATGGCCGACCGGGACTCCTGATAAAGCTTGACAGGCTGAATACATCCATGGATGACCTCAAGAAGCTTGGTTGGATGATTCTTGGGTCGGTGATTGTCGCTGGGCTGGGGATGCTAATAAACACAATCCTGCACGCATACAAATGAACTTGAAGGAGGCACATGAGCAAGCACACAGATGCAATTGATGAGCGGCGGGCGAGCCTGACCAAGCAGACAAGAGAGGAGCTGTTGTCACGACGGGCACTCTTGGAGGCAGTGGTCGCATCGCCGCAGGCTGACAAGTATGACTGGCAGCATGAAGTGGCTGCTGATGACGATGAGCGCCCAACTGTTCGCGAGCAATTTGACTTGATCAGTGAGGCACTTGGCAACTTACCAAACCCACAACCCCCGCAGGTTGTGGGACTGAGGGATGGCCTAGCTATCCTCCGGACATTCGGACAAGGAGAGAGTCATGGCTGAAGGTGACTGCACCATCTACCAAAGTTTTATCCGCGACGTGTTGAGCAAGAAGATTGACTGCACTGCGGACGGGTTCTACATCACACTCCACACCGGTTACACGCCGAGTCAGACGCATGAGATTCGGGGGGATGTGGTGGCAACTGAGTACTCCACTGCGTCTGGCTACACCGCTGGTGGCAAGCAGTGCACCACGCCGACAGTCACCAAGGCTGCGGCTGTCAAGTTTGATGCGGCTGACCCCGCCACCTGGACCTCACTTGGTCCGCTTACGCCGGCAACTCCATCACATGCTATCCTCTGGGACGACACCCCCGGTGCGCCGGTTGATCCGCTGGTGTGCTACTTTGTGCTTGGTACCACTGCGACCAATGGCGGCAACTATACCCTGAGCTTCAACGCCGCTGGCATCCTGACCATCACCCCATAGACAGTGCACCAACTGCTGCGCGTTCTTAGGCAGGTCCCGGTCAAGCGACCGCGGGTGAGGGTAATCTGATGCTCCGTCTTGCGTTCGGCCTGGTGCATAACAAAGCCAGCGATGCTGCGAACCGGGCACAGATCACGAACCTGGCGGCAATGGTTGTCGCTACGCAGGTAACCAACCCTGATGTGCCAGGGGCGTTTACCTGGTCGTACTCCCGTTCCGGCGTGACAGTGGAGCACACCGCGATATTCTTTCAGGTTGTGCCGTTCGGTGTGACCAGACCGTCGAATATGGGCCTGCTGC